AAGCTACGTGCAACCAACCAGTCCAAATTCAGTTCCCACGTGTTGAAGTAATTAACGATCTCCTATCAAATGAAGAAATGGATGATCTCCATAATCGTTGCGACTGTTATGTAAGTTTTTCACATTCCGAGGGGGTTGGAATGGGTGCCGTAGAATCTGCATTAAGGGATAAACCCGTGATTATAACAAACTATGGTGGAGCCACAGAATATGTAAAGACACCTTATACGATTGACTGTGAGCTTCAAGAGTTGCCACAAGATGATTTTTTATTCAAAAAGGGAATGATCTGGGGTAATCCAAATTTTGATCAACTCTTGGAGTTCATGAGACATGCGTATGACAATCGCGTTCGTCATATGGATCACGAACACACTAAAAATTTAGTTGGAAGGGAAAACGTCCTAAAGGAGTTCGTCTTGAATGTAGTTGGTGGCGAGGACGATAAGACCAATGAGGATGGTACCACTCATCATTGAGTCTTTCTGAGCGATGACGGTCATGACGAGATCATCTATAACTTGAATACCAGTGGGTTTTTTTACTAAACGGGGTACGAGGGTACTGATAGTGAGGTAAAGCGCCATCGCTATTATTACAGGTCTAAGACTCTCCTGGTCTAACATTATCTTTCTATTACTCGCCTATTTTAATTTGAGATACATCAACCTTTGTTCCAATTGTAACATTTTTCACGCTATGCTTTTTGCAGTAGTCGCCATACAGCGCCTTGAATGAGCATGGCTTTCCCGACATCGTCAAAGCGCAGCAAATCTTTTTTGATGTTCTCAGCTGACTCGAAACTTCCGGAATTTTCTTCAACATCATAACCTTCTGTGTATCCTTTTTGTCTTGGTGTTTCATATAGGACATCTTCAATTTCCAAGTTGCATCCGCGAGGTGATAACACCGGTCATCTGGCTCACTAACACGGTACATGGTAACCGCATTACTGAGACATTCTTGCCAAAGGGTATCACGAACGACTTCCATTTTTTCAAGATATTTTAAACTTTCTCTGTGATGACTTAGGTTTTCATTATGCTTCACCTCCAATTTCTGCGAGATAAATATCAACCTGTCCCGCAAATTCTGGACAGGTCTCGGTGGTCTTTTTCGTTACCATATCCTGAACATTAAGGACATGCTCCTTAAACTTTTTTACATCTATACCAGTTGCATTGTGAATTTGAGTTTCGGTCGCTATATCCTTGAGTGCGTATAGATAGGCGGCTGCGTAGTTTGCATGAAGTACGGCTATAACTGGAGATTTGTCCTGCTGTGCGGCCGTGGCGTAACGAGCTGACTGACGAACAAGTTTCTCAATCGATTTGTTCATACCCCTAGTCTTATTTTGCATCATCAAAAACAATACAAAGATTGCAGCTATGAAATAGAGGTACATAGTCTCTTGAATGTAGTAAAGAAAAATTATCGAATGTGACCAACCCAATATTAAAAAGGTGGTTATACGTTAATGTATGTTCAATATATTCATGTTGGTACCACCATACATGGTGTATAAGTACTATTTTTATAAATTCAAACCTAAGTTATAAAACTTTAAGATGAAAGTTAAGGAAAATGGACCTCTTTCATAAATTAATTGACCTTATTGATAGGAATTCTGAAAGAATTCCGGAAGGTGACTACGTGGAATTATGCAACGTCATCAGGGATATTCGTCGGAAAGTTCAACCACCCTCATTTCTTCTAAACCAAAATGAACCCATGACCTATATACCCACATCCGATCCTGATACGGCCTACCAAGAACTTGATGAAGAGGTTATGTATCCGGGATTGAATCAATTTTTACAGGAATTGCATGAGGAATGGACCGATGAAACAATTCCAATTGATGAACATGTTACGACCGTTTTAGTCGTTGAAAATAATTAGGTTTTTAGTTTTTTTATAGAAGCTGCGAGAAAATACATGACCGGTGGTAGACTAACCGATCCCATAGCAGCCATAAATGCGACATTCGCATCTTCGAGTGTTTGAATTTTTCCATGAATGATTTTACTGATTGAAGTTTCCATAATTCTATCAACAGTTGTATCAATCGGTTTTACAATTAAGGGGATAGCTGAAATTCCTACAAGTGTTGGTAAAAAATGAAAAAATGGTTCAGTATCAAGATTATTTGAAGAAACAATACCAGCGGATAAATTTACAATTACACGAATAATTGATCCCGGCCAAAATACAGAAGCGAGCATCTGCCAGGTGAAAGTTTCAGCTGAAATTCTCACAGCATCTTGTATTCTTTCTCCTTGATCTGCCCCTTCATAAGCCTTTTGTCCCTTGTCGAGGGTATCAAATAAAACATAAGACGCCGCAACACAATAAGACGCAGGAAGACCCCAATCAGGTAAATATGACGTGAAGGCTTCACCAAGTTCATTTGCATAACCCATGTAACGCAGAGATGTTTCTCGGTAAGGGTCTGCCTGTTTAAGACTGGTTGAATATATTTTAAAACGTTTTGAAGAATGCTTTGGCGGTGATTTAAAAAGTGCAACGGGTTTAACAATAAGTGACGCCATTTTTTACAATAAAAATTATATCTTTAATAATAACAATATGAATGTTCCACTGATATTAGGTTTCTTTACAACATTAGCAGGAATCACAGTCTTTGATACCGTGCGAGTAATAAAGAAACTCTCCGACGAGGAAAAAAACAAATATAGAACCTAAGTTAGAGTTTTGATTTGTAATAAGTATATCTAAATGGAGAGCGTCCAAAAGCTCACCCACATCGAGCACATTCTCAAGAGACCTGATTCCTACGTTGGTCCAGTTGAACTTGGCACGGAACATTACTGGGTTCTCCAAGGTGATGCATTCACCAAGAAGAATCTCAAGTATTCCCCAGCTCTCTTGAAAATCTTTGATGAAATCCTCGTCAATGCGATTGACCGCAATTCCCTCCACCCCAAGGGTGTAACCTCCATCTCCGTCTCTATCGATAAGGATCAAGGCTCTGTCACGATCGAGAACAATGGACCACTTGGTGGTATCGGTGTCCGAATGCACGAGAAGGAGGGGCTATGGAACCCCGAACTCACCTTCGGTCACCTCCTCACGAGCACCAACTACGATGACAACCAAAAACGTATCGTGGGTGGTCGGAACGGTTATGGTGCCAAGTTGACTAACATATACTCCTCGGAGTTCTCGGTGATCATCAAGGACCATGAAGTGAAGCAAACCTACACACAGAGGTGGTCCGACAATATGACAACTTGTCATCAACCCAAGATTAAGAAGCATGCGGGTGCCACGTCATCTGTGTCCATCACATTTACTCCTGACTGGAAGAGATTTGGAATGTCCAAGATGGACGAGTCAATTTACCAGATTTTCCAAAAGAGGGTCTGGGATGCAAACATTTGCACGACCCCAAACTGTAAGGTCAAGTTCAATGGAGATGTTCTCCCAAAGACATCCTTCGAAGCATACGCAAAGATGCATGAGGGTGTTGAGAATGTGTGCTCCGTAGTGTCTGACAGGTGGTCTGTGTGTATCGGTCCAGCTGAGAACGGTATGGAACAGGTGTCCTTCGTCAATGGTATCTGTACCACAAAGGGTGGTAACCATGTAGATCACGTGGCATCCCTAGTGGCAAATGGAATCATCGAGGACATGACGAAGAAGATCAAACTGAAGCCCCAACAGGTGAAGAACACGTTCAACATCTTCGTCAAGGCGACCCTCGAGAACCCCACATTTTCAAGTCAGGTTAAGTCTGAATGCACTTCCAAGTCCCAGGACTTTGGCTCGAAGTTTGATCCCCCGAAGAACTTCATCAAGAATGTTCTAAAAACTGGAATCCAAGATGAACTCCTGGCACTTTCAAAGTTTAAGGAGATGAAGGAACTCAAAAAGTCTGACGGTGCCCGGAAGTCTAAGATTACGGGGATCCCCAAACTGGATGATGCGAACAAGGCTGGCACCGCACAGTCCGGTAAGTGCACACTCATCGTGACAGAGGGTGATTCAGCGAAGACCTTAGCAGTCGCCGGCCTCTCCGTGGTTGGGAGGGATCACTACGGCGTCTTCCCTCTCCGTGGGAAGTGTAAGAATGTGAGGGATGTCTCAGTGGCTCAACTCTCATCGAACCAGGAGTTCAACGATCTCAAGAAGATTTTGGGTCTCCAACAGGGTAAGGACTACAAGGATGTTTCCGAACTCCGCTACGGGAGGCTCATGATCATGACGGATGCAGATAACGATGGCTCACACATCAAGGGTCTCATCTTAAACATGATCCACTACTTCTGGCCAAGCCTCCTCAAGTTGGGATTCGTGGTTTCTATGGTGACCCCAATCATCAAGGCTACGAAGGGTTCGGAGTCTATGTCCTTTTACACTGAGTCGACTTTCAGAAGTTGGTATGGATCTGGGAAGGCTGGTTGGAAAATCAAGTACTACAAGGGTTTGGGTACCTCAACATCTATGGAAGCGAGGGACTACTTCAAGAAGATTCAGGATCTCACAGTCAAGTTTGACATGGATGTGATGACGGACACGTCGATTGTTCTCGCATTTGACAAGAAGATGGCCGATTCACGAAAGACCTGGCTCCTTGACAGCACAGCCAAGGAGGCTTCGGAACTTGAGGTTCCCTATGGAAATGTGAAGCAACTTGAAATCACAGACTTTGTTCATAAGGATCTAGTGAACTTCAGTCTCGCAGACCTAAAGCGATCAATCGCCCACGTGGCTGATGGTCTCAAACCCTCGCAGCGGAAGGTTATGTATTCTTGTTTTCAGAAGAACCTCAAGGATGAGATGAAGGTGGCACAATTGGCAGCCTATGTGGCTGAAAAGAGTGCCTATCATCATGGTGAAGTTTCATTGGCAGACACGATCGTTAAGTTGGCGAACGACTATACGGGGTCGAATAACATCAATCTCCTCGAACCATGTGGTCAATTTGGAACCAGGTTGATGGGTGGTAAGGATGCATCCCAGACGAGATACATCTTCACGAAGCTGTCCAAGGAGGCCCGAAAGCTCTTCGACCCCAAGGATGATGCAGTTCTCAACTACCTCGACGACGATGGACGCCCCATCGAACCAGATTTTTACATGCCCATCTTACCTATGGTTCTGGTAAATGGTACAGAGGGCATCGGTACGGGTTTCAGTTGTTACGTACCTCCCTTCAATCCCGAAGATATTAAGGAGAACATCAAGAGAACTTTGGATGGTGAAGACCTCATCGAAATGAAGCCATGGTTCAGGGGTTTCAAGGGACGGATCTACAAGGATGATACAGGTCTCTGGATCACGGAGGGTATTTACAAAGATACCGGTTCCAGACTCAAAGTCACAGAGCTCCCACCCGGACGATGGACCCAAGACTATAAGGAATACCTGGATACACTCGTGGAAAAGAAGATGATCAACAGCTACACAAACAATAGTACCACAGAGGATGTGGATTTTGAGATTTTTGGCTACACTGGGAAGGACTTGATGAAGGACCTCAAGATGAAGAAGACGTTTCACACCTCGAACATGCACCTCTTCCACCCAACCCGGGGTATCCACAAATATGCGAATCCCGAAGAAATTCTTCAGGATTTTGTAGAACTCCGTTTGGAACACTACAAGAAGCGAAAGGCACACCTTGTGGATGTGTTAGAGAAGCGAGCCGCGATGTGTGGTCACCGCGCAAAGTTTGTCACAATGGTCATAGAAGGTGACCTCGTGGTATTCAAAAGAAAGAAGAAGGATCTGGAGGCTGAGATGTCTGCGACGTTTCCGAAAATTGAGGGAAACTACGACTATCTTCTCAACATTAGGACGGTTGAATATACGGAGGAGCGTGTAAAAGCCCTAATGGATGAAGAAAGACAGGCGAATGAAGACTTGGAACGCATATTGAAAACGAGTCACATCACGATGTGGAAAACTGATATTAAAAATATATAAACAATAGTAAGCATGGGTGAAGCCGCTAAGATTTCCCTAAAAGCTATTGGAAAGCAGGATACACAACTGCTTTCCAAAGACCCAGAAGAATCATTCTTTAATTATAAGTCGGAGAGGCATTCAGAATTTAGAAAATATCATCGCGCTCGAAATGTTGTGAATAATGGTACAATAGCTTCGTGGCCATTTGGACAAGTTGTTAAAGTTCAATTCAATCCCACCAATATGGGTGACCTATTGAGTAACATGTGGCTAAGTATCACGATGCCAGGTATATCCGATGGTAATTTTGCGGATCAATTGGGGCGTCACATTCTGAAGAGTGTCACGATGTTTGTAGATGACATCGAAATTGAGAAGATCAACGATGATTGGGGTATTATATATGATGAACTGTACCTCGAAATTTCAGAAAAAATAGCAAACCGTTTTCTTGTCAATCGAAATTTAGGATACGATGCTTCAAGTAATGATGAAACCTATGCGCGTCTAGAATCGAATCTAGTTATTCCCCTCCACTTCTTCTTTTCGAGAAAATACGCGAGTGATGAATATTCCTCCAATAAACCAAATCGCCCTTATTTCCCCGTGTGTTCAATTTATCGACAAAAAATTGAGTTTGAATTAGAGTTTCACCAACAAACCTTTTTTACCAATACCACAGATACACTAACTCTACAATCTTTCAATCTCATAACTGAAGAAATCACTGTCAGTCCAGAAGAAAGAAATTATCTAGCAAGTGAAAAGCAAACATTTATAACAGATTTGGTCAGAAAACATCCCTCGATTGTGAGCGAACTTGGTATAGACAGGGTTGTAAATAATCTTGTACCAGATATTCCTGTAAAGTGTATTCACTGGTTTCTGAGAAACACGGAGTTTGAAGTTGAAGGGGATGCAATCGGACCGCGGGATGTAAATGAACAAAGACTTTATCAAAATCGTTTCAACTTTTCATCAAACGTGAGCTTTGATGATCAAACAACATTCTTTGATCCTATCATGGAGTCCGCGAGCTTTTACATCAATGGTAATAGGTTGCCGAATGTTACAAAAACTGATCATAGCTATTATAAATATCTCATACCATTTGATAATCGTTTAGCGAGACCCATCAGAAATATATACACATACAGCTTCTCGATGAATCCGATTAATGTGGAACCATCGGGGAGCTTAGATTTTAGTCAAATACAATCGGATAAAACGAACATAGAAGTGAAATTAGATACAACAAAGGTGGATGTGTCTTCTAATACTTACTCTTTGAACATGTACTACACTGGTTACCAAACATATGTGTTTGATAAGGGTTTTATGTCACTTTCCTATTAAACAGAGAATTCTTATTATCAGTCATATAATCGATAATATTGTTCTTAATACACCATTTGATGAAATTTAGCTGTGCGAGTGTCGTCTGAATTTCATGAGATGACCCTGGAACTGTATATGAAAACTTTTCTGCTCTACAAAAGGGGTCAAAAAGTTTCTTACTGTACCCATCAAGACTAGACTTGTATGCACAATGTACAGTGAAAAGCTTTCCGTCGTTCGTCTTGAAAGTTGTGTTATTTTTCTTTGCGTATGTAGTGATAAACCATTCAATATTTCGAAGTGAAATACCACCAGATTTGTCTAAAATGGACATCAATTTAGTTCTGTGTTCCTCTTCATTGTAAAAATTGTTTATGGATGATAGTAGGATTCCAGTTTTGCTCATTACTAGTTATAGAAGCCTAATCTATAAGCCCCCTTTTCACATGCCGGACATCCCGGAACATCTCTTAGGTCGGGGTCACTATGAGTATGCTTGATACGAGATCTCCTGATTATCTGTGGGTACGATGCTATTTCCCCTTGTTCTTTATGAATATTGCAATACTTACTATTTTCATCAGTAGTCTTGTATGTACAACGTGTATAATCATTCATGATCCCTCTGCAAATGCCGGGGGCACATGTTTCAGGAATGCTGCACGTGAGAGATTCTAATGAAATTTGATGCTTCTTCGAGATGTTGACGTTATGTTTATTAATCTCTATAACCAAAGACCTTTCACGCTCTTCATTTACAAGTTGTAACAATTTAGAATCGAAACTCATGTCTTATTACTATTTTGTTCATATTGTTTAAATATATTCACAAGAGAATGCGAACGAGCCTCTTTAATCCTTCCCTTGAGATCCGAAACGTTCCCTGATTCGTCTAAACCCCTCTTTTTACACTCCTCAATGAGTTGATCTTTTTTCATGGTGCTGATGGCGGGTCCCAGATTCTTTTTTTGGGGTTTATGTTGTTCAATGATTTCACCGAAAATTTCTTGCTTTGTATTTTTAAATAGTGGATCTAGAAGATCACACACAGGATTGAGAAACTTGTTTTCAAAGTAATACTGATAATCCACGGGGATGTTGTGCTCCTCAACATACTTGGGATCTTCGGACTTTTCAAAAGCTTTCGCCTTCGGATCGTCCGTCTTTGTCAGTAAGTAAGGGACACGATCACCAGATTGGGGTTCTGACCCGGGTTTTCGTTCCCGCATTTTTACCACCACTTGCACGTGAGATTGATTAATATTTACACTTTCAGGACTCGTGATCGACACAGTTTCTCCCTTAACTTTGTAAGTGTCTGCCAACGACTGACTCAAAATCAACTTTTCATTTGGTACGTCACCAGAGAGGAGTTCATTCGCTCTCTTTTTGGCTAACTCTTTGGGTGGTCCTGTATCGGGAGCATTAAGAACAACATCGAGAAGTTCTTTGCAGACCTCGCGTACATGGGGTGTATTATCCCTTCGAACAACCTGAAGACCCTTGACGTCAATGTAGTCCATGTGCATCTGATCATCCTTCCCTTTGGTCCAAAGTTTAGCGGCGTACCGTTTTTTAGAGTAAAGGAAATAGGGCCAGTAGACCTTCTCGAGCTCAAGGTTGTTTGGCTTCTTGAAAAGAGCACTACATTCCTCTGCGGCTCTCTCACCCACCTCCCAACTATATCTAACAGCATCCTCACCCGTACGCCCCCCAACATCGAACTCAACCATCACCGAATCAGTGTCCCCATATCTCACCTTTGCACCCGGGAAGTTAGCCTCCACATAGTTCTTCGTCTCCTCAATCATCCCCCGACCCCTACATGTCGTCGTAGATGCAATTGGGACACATGGAAGAATACCTTTTCCAGCACCGGTGAAACCATAAACAGAGTTCATGGAAACTTTATAAGCCAACTGCTTACCATTATAGACCTCTTTCATCGATCCAGTGGCGTTAGCCATGTCTCGCTTAGCCTTTTTACGAAACTGTTTGAGCTCGAGAAGAATGGCAGGTAAAAGACTTTCAACACCTTGAGCAAATTTGTAGGTTTTGTCGCCAATCTTAAAAGTTTCGTATGTGATACCCGGAACGTTGCCGTACCGCCTCTCGTCCATGACATATGTCGAATAACAGAGGTTGTGGGCCACCATGATCGAAGGGTATAGAGCTTCAAAATCCAAGGCTGTGATTGGTGTGTAGTAAGCACCCTTTTGAGCCTCTAGAACCGTCGCACCTTCGTAGGGTTCTTCGGGAAGAGCACCGTACTTGATTGTCGGAACCATGTACCCCAACTCTCGAGCCTTCTTAGTAAGCTGACTGAATACCTTAATCTGCTGACCACGTTCAACCAAAAAACACAGAGGGACCCACGTCGCCTTTGCCATCTCTAAGAGATTGAGGAGTGTGCATAACTTTTTCAATAGTTTATGGGGGAGGAGGGTATCTTTGATACAGTATTCAGCAACTTCACCCAACTTTTGGGGATTACCCTCCTTATAACGGGCAAACATCTCCTTCGGTGACATGTCAATCTTCTGATCCCCGAGGTAGAGTTTCGAAACTTCATTCAACTTGTACGAATCCAGTTTGTAACCCTTCTTGACTTCGTGGAACATATCAAAGATAAACCTTCCGGTCATAGGGAGAAGCTTTAGAAAGTTATCACCCAGGGCACTCGAACTCAACTTCTTCATCAAGAGGTCACTTGGTGGATCGTGGAGCTTACCAAGATTGAAAAACTCCTCGTGACACCCAGTCAAGTGCGCCCTCTTGTAGATATACTCAAGATCAAAACCAAAAATGTTCCACCCGGTGATAATATCCACATCCTTTTCGTGGATATACTTTTGGAAGGCTTCGAGCATTCCTCTCTCGGTGTCAAAGCTCACAACGTTGGGTCCCTCCGTCTTCTTGTAACATAAGCACACCTTTTCATACGGTTCATCATTTCCAAATTTACAGAGAGATAGAGCAATTTGAAAACACGCATCTCCCGGTACGTCAGCATTCGGGAACTTACCAGTGGAACTATTACATTCGATATCTATAGACGCTACAACGAAGGGCGCAATGTCATCCCGAGCCACTGGTTTTAACGTTCTCCAGTTATTACACCACAGATCGATGTCAACTTTTGCGAGATGAGAACGAACACATTCACTACCAGTATCAAGCCATCCGGTGGACTGAATACCCGTGCGATGCATCAATCTCAGGACAGGATCCAAGTTCGATTCATAGACGTGATATTTTTTGAAAGTATTGTTATAGGCAAATATTGAATTAACCTTCCTACGGTCAGCGAGTGTCTTGAAATTCAAGCGCATGTAGGCGAACATCTCATTATTTTGAAAACCCCATACATCCTTCTTCCTCGTGACACTATAACTTGTGACATGATCTTCTCGAATTTTGTTCAAATCGTTAAACAGCAATCGAACTTCTTGATCAGTCGTTTCCCTGGGTAACTTTACAAAGAAGTATGGCTCGAAGACAGTTGTGACACACACAGACTTACCATCTTCTGTTTTACCCAGAATACTAATTAGATGTTCGTCATCCTCATCCCTCGCCTCCCATGTCAAAGCTTGAAATACCACCATACGTTTACATCCAGCCAAATTTTTAATATCATTTATTAATAAATGTCTGCTGCTTTAATTGAGCTCGTGTCGGTGGGAGCCCAGGATGTCTACATCACTGGTGACCCCCAGGTCAGCTTTTTTCGTCAGAACTACAAGCGCTACACCAACTTCGCCATGAAGCCTGAGCGCATGGATTACATTGGTACCTTCGGTGATTCTAATGAAGTTATCATTCCCATTCGCTCCAAGGGTGATCTCATGAGCTACATCTGGATCGAAGCTACTGGTATCGCCGAGGTCGGGACCAACGCGGATGGTCTTTTCTCAAACAACGCCGCCAAACCCACTGAGTTCCAGCTTTGGATCGGTGGCCAAATGGTATCCACACTCGACTCCCTCTACATTCAAGGTGTTTATAACACCCTCATGAGGGACTCGTCGGCTAAGGCTTCCTTTGCTGTCACCACCAATACCCGGAAAGAGAATCATTCCGGGAACTACTATGTGATTCCTTTCTTCTTCGGTGAGGACTGGACCAAGGCACTCCCTTTGGTGTCCCTCCAATATCATGACGTCGAGATCCGTGTTAAGTGTCGGGACGGTTTCACCCCTAATACTACTCCCAAGGTATTCGGTAATTACATATATCTTGATACAGAAGAGCGCAAATACTTCACTGATACCGAGCACGAACTTCTCATCACCCAAACACAGAGCCAACTCGCTTCCAATACCGATACCGATATTGATCTAAGCTATTTTAACCACCCAGTCAAATCCATCCATCTCGTGTCTGGTAAAGCCAGCGATGCCAACTACGTCGATGAATATAGCTTCGATACTGCGTCCCTTTACATCAACGGTACCGCCCTTTTTGAAAACATGTCTAACGTGTATCACCACGATGTCGTCGCCGAGATGCATACAACCGATCTTCCCGACAGTGCAATCGACAACGTTCCCACCTTCTCGTGGCCTTTCTGCCTCACCATGAGTAAGATGCAACCCACTGGTTCCCTCAACTTCTCTCGTATCGATAACGCCAAGCTCGTGCTCAACAGCCCCACTGGTGGTAACCAGCTCCATCGTGTCTATGCGGTCAACTATAACATTCTTCGTATCAAGAATGGTATGGCTGGTGTCGCATTCGGTAATTAATTCCAGTTGTCGATTAAATTTTTGGTTTTTTCATACATTCGCTTTCCATGAAACGTCTTGTCCTTTAGTTCATCCCAAATTGTAAGTCGGTACTCAAGAAATTTCTTGAACTTTTCCGAGTTACAATTAGACTTGTATCTGACCTTTTCACCCTTAAGTGCTTCATTTGTCACGGCAATACGGGCATCCATTGAACGCTTAGCAAGCTCATCAGGAGAGAGACGAGTGGACACATCCTGTTTTTTTCCAAGTGCCATATATACTATGGATGGTTCTATCCTTTATTACTGTAAAGCATGTCACAGAACCTACGATGGTTGTGCACAATGCTGTTTCGAGATGGATCATGAAGAAGTTAAGATTTCTGAGAATAGTAAATAATTCATTCGACGATAAAAGGGAAACCAGGTTCTTGGATGAAGTGATGTGTACTAAATGATGTAATAATATATTTGGGTCCTTTTTTAACTACTTCACCTCTGTGTAGATAATTCAGTGAAGCCGGGAAAATTAACAGTTTACCCTTTTTAGGTTTTACATGCTTACCCGAAATAAAGCATGTATCACCCCCTGCATCATCTTTCATGTCGTTCAGATATAAGATATGAGCTAAAATTCTTGGTTCGAAAGGTGAAAAATCAGTATGCCACCAAAAATAACCACCATCAATGGTTTTTTGAATTTGAGGTGCACTTTCACACGTGTGAATAATTAAACTTTCCATGATGTTAACTTCGGGGGTGGTATCATGTGAAACCAACCATTTCTTATCTAACCCCATTTTTTTACATTTTTTAATGTAAAGATCTTTACCCGCACTAATAATTTTAGCAACTTTAAGCATTAAGTCTTTTTGATATGGTACATCAGCATCAAAATTACCATCTATAGAATCTTTTATATTTTTTTTTACACCACTACCAATAGTCCCTTGATATTTTTTTATAACACCGCTCTCGAATATGTTAATTATTTCGTCACATAACAAATCAGGGCACATATGTTCAAATTCCATTATATATTCGTCGAATGTGTTATAACTCATTGAATAATTGTGGTATACAATCTTTAAACGTAAAAGATAAAAATATAATTCTATACTAAATGATCCCACTTGTCATCGTCGGTGGTCTCGCCGCTCTCACAGCTTACACATTCTTGGGACAGAACCTTGTATCCTCGGAGGAGGCCAGGCGTCTCATCAAGGAGGGTAAAATCAAGGCGGTCATTGATGTTCGCACTGCCACTGAATGGCGTATGGGTCATTATCCCAAAGCCTTACATATCCCAGTCGACAAGATCAACGAAAAAACAACGGCGGAACTTCCCAAGAAGGGTCTACTCGTCTACTGCAATACTGGACAGAGGGCTAGATTTGCGGCAGAGAAATTGGAGGTACTTGGATTTAAGAATGTATATTACATTGCGAGTAATTACACATCTTTGTTATAAATGACGTGATACGTTTAAAAAACAAGTTACGATATATTTTTTACCTTTAAGAACTTCACAACCCTCGTGTACATATGTCCAAGTAGCTGGAAACAATAATATTTTTCCAGCTGTTGGTTTGATGATACGTTCGTCACTAAATTTGGTTCCACCGCCTTGATCATCATCCATCGTGTTCAAATATATTATACACGCAAGTATTCGTTTTTCATCTACTGACCAATCTGTGTGAGGTTTGAAATAACCATGTGGATCATAACATTGTATCACAGGTAATGTTAATTCTGTAATATTTGGATCAAATACATGTGGTAAAGTACGAGGTCTAAGTTTATATATGTGTTGAGATACATGTTTAGCGTATTTAAAAATATTAGATGCAATTACACGTGATAAATATTTGTTGATATCCACCCATTCATCAGAACTATTAATAATTAAATCGGTCGTCTTTTTCATATCTGAATTAACATAACCTTGACCAATCTCTCCTTTTATTTTATTATCACTTTGGTTATATTTTTCTATTATCATATCACACATATTTTTGGGTATTTCATTGTCAAATTCAAGTACATATTCCATTATTGATAAAAATGTCCGAATCTTTAAATGTGTATTTTATCTTCTAATAATTTTCAGATAAACTATTAATATGCACGTCGTTCTTAAACCCAGTCCGTCAGTAACTCATAAATATCGTGTCATTCTTCCGAGTAAAAGAGCCATTGATTTTGGACAGAAAGGCTTTCATGATTACACTGACCATGGAAATCCTCGTCTCATGAGGGCGCATCTTATTAGGAAGGGTGCTATCATTCCTAAGAAGTTACGTATCGAAACAAACCAGTATGAAATTCATAGGGGTATGCTCATGGTCGACGAAAGTGAACAAGAAGATTGGGAAGACTTTTTTAGGGCTGAATACTGGGAACGCTGGATGCTGTGGTCATACCCAGATATCAACAAAGCCAAATTATTCATGACTATGCAAAAGGGTATGCTATTCATGCCTCAACCCGAAGATTTGTGGTTTTCTAATTGCCAGTAGAACCGAATCCACCCGAACCCCTCTCCGTATCTTCGACGATGTTGATTTCCTCGATGGATGGCGTCTCACAACGTTCTAGAACAAGCTGTGCGATGCGATCACCCTTCTTAACCTCAAAGTCTTTGTCTCCATGATTGAAGAGAACGACTTTGACTTCTCCAGTATAGTCAGGGTCGATGACCCCCGCACCAACGTTGATACAGTGCTTCACAGCCAAACCCGAACGAGGTGCCACACGCCCATAACATCCTGGGGGTAGAGTAATCGCTAGTCCAGTCGCAACAAGAGCGTTACCCGCCTGACATGGTACAATAGTGTCAACAACGCTGTATAGATCGTATCCAACAGAACGATCAGAACCACGAGTTGGAATAATGGCATCAAAACAGAGCTTCTTGATTCCGAGAGACATTTATATCTTACTCGCACGTTGTCCTTAAGTTATATGATGAACCACGAGGAGACTCACCTCGTCTGTTTTTTTCTTTATATACCAGCTGTAAACAACAAAATGGTACAGTGTATACAACAACACATATACCCAAAATAGCCATCATCCACACAACCATTTGTATAAACAAATGTTTTAAATGCACTCAAAGGGATTTGAACCCTTGACCTTAAGCTTACTAAACTTACGCTCTACCCCTGAGCTATGAGTGCTAAATGCTGAGAACGGGGTTCGAACCCGTGAGGCTTGCGCCAGACGTTCTTAAGACGTCCCCCTTAGACCACTCGGGCATCTCAGCAAAAATACCTGGTTCCCATTCTATTC